AGGTCTGTGACTGGTGGCGCTGTTTGGCGTGATCAGTATCTCGGTAAAGCTGTTCGTTTTTACTATTCGAAAGATGGCGACACCATCCGTTACAAAAAGAATGGTAACAAAGTACCTAAGTCGGACGGTTCACGACCACTTATGGATTTGTGCGGATCTTTACCAAAAGATTTAGATGTTGATTGGTACATCTTAGAAGCTAACGCAATGTTGAAGGATTTAGGATGCTAGAAAGTAAAATTGAAAAAGACAGTGTGAAAGCTGCTGAAAAACTCGGCTGGTTTAGTTTCAAAGTAGTTAGTCCTAACTTTAGAGGCGCGCCAGATAGGGCGTTTATAAAAGACGGAAAAACTATTTACATCGAATATAAACAACAAGGAAAAAAGCCGACACAACTACAGCTAAAAGTACATGATATTTTTGCTAATCACGGTACAACTGTCCACGTATCAACAAGCGTTGAAGAAACTTTAAGGATTTTAAACGATGAAACTAACTAGGGAACTGCTCCACGAATATCAAGAAAGAGGTGTTAATTTTATTTTAAATACGCCTAAATGCGCTTTGTTCCTTGATTTAGGACTCGGTAAAACGCTAACGAGCTTAACCGCTATTGTTGATTTACACGACCAATTAGAAGTTAACAAAGTTTTAGTCATTGCCCCGCTACGCGTTGCTAATACGGTTTGGCATAAAGAGATTTTAAATTGGGAACATACAAAACACTTAACTTACAGCATTGTTACAGGTAGTGAAAAGCGACGCATTGAATCACTATTTAAACCCGCTGACATCTACATAATTAATCGTGAGAACATTAAATGGTTAGTTGATTATTATGGTAAGTCTTGGCCGTTTGACATGGTTGTCATTGACGAGTCTAGTAGCTTCAAAAGCGTTAGCGCTCAACGTTTCAAAGCACTTAGAAAAGTCTTACCCTATATCGATAGACTTGTGCAACTCACTGGTACACCAGCGAGCAATGGGCTTTTAGATTTGTACGCGCAAATGTACTTACTCGATACGGGTGCGCGTTTGGGTCGCACAATGACTGCTTATAAGGCGCGTTTTTTCGAGTCGGATTATATGGGCTATAAATACACACCAAGGGAGCAAAGCAAGGAAATAATTTATAGCTTGCTCGACGACATTGTGATGACTATGCGCGCTGAGGACTACTTACAATTACCCCCGCGAATAGATATTAATCAGATTGTCGAATTGCCTGAAAAGCTAATGAAAGAATATCGAACATTGGAAAAGGAGTTTATCGCTGATATTTTGGACACAGAGATTGCGGTTTTCAATGCCGCCGCATTAGCAGGTAAGCTCTTGCAATTTTGCAATGGCGCAATATACACCGATGATAGCGGGGCTTATATCAGTTTGCATGACGCAAAACTTGACGCATTGGCTGAGATTATCGAAGAAAACCAAGGTGAGAATATTCTAGTTGCTTACAATTTCAAAAGTGATTTAGAACGCTTGAAAGCTAGGTTTAAAAATGCCGTTGTTTTGGATAAACAGGGTGATGCTGTTGATAAGTGGAACAATGGTGAAATTGAATTGTTACTTGCTCACCCTGCAAGCGCTGGTCACGGTTTGAATATTCAAAAAGGTGGGTCAATAATTGTCTGGTTCGGTTTGAATTGGTCGCTTGAGTTATATCAGCAATTCAACGGACGCTTACACAGACAGGGTCAAACAAAGCCTGTTAGGATTATTCATCTTGTTGCTGGGGGCTGTATGGATGAAAAGGTTTTACAAGCTATTGAAAGCAAAGCTGAAACACAGGACGAGCTTTTGAATTATCTTAAAACAGTAATCTAGTTATACCATATAACTTTTTGTTATTAGCCAAACCATTACGGCGCGGCTAGTATTGCATAAAACAAAGATGGAGATGGAAAAATGAAGCGCAACAAAAAGTACAATAAAATGAAAGGAGCGTTGGCTTTTATGCGTTTTGGTTTGAATAACCTTGCAGTGTGGCGCGATGAAAGCCAAAAGAAAGCTGAGGTTGTTGATTATAAGCATTGTAGAAACGTTGTTATAACTGACTCGATTGTAAAAGCTATAACCGAAGTTAGACACAAATGGAATATCCATTTAATCGCTATAGGTCTAGACAGCAATCAAGAGCCGTGTTTTAAGTTAGAGATTCACACTATCAGCGAGCCGTTACTGCAAGAACAACTTGTTGATTACCTTGTTTCTGAGCACGAATTATTAGCTGCTGAGTTTTCAGAGGTTAATACGCTAACCAATGTCGCATGGCTTGCTGTGCCTAATGGTGACACTATCACGACTGAGCAAGTCGAAGCGGTCATAAACTATAAGGATGCTTGGTGATGAGAGTAAACGATAGAGGCTTAGAGACACCATACAAGCTAGGGTTTTACTCAAAGCCAAGTGATGAGTGTCCATACGGCACAGATAAACTAAAACAGCGCTGCGCTTGGCTTGGTGGCAGAAGCGACAAGGTAAATGGTCACAAGCTAGACTTGGGGGTTTTTAAGCTATGAAAGACCAAATCAAACAACTGTATAAAAGCGGCTATAACATCAATACAATAGCCAAAAAGCTCGGTACAGCACATCACAAAGTTTCATGGATTGTACAGCAAATGCAAATGAGTGGTGAATTAGTCGATTTTTACGACTTACCGAATAGCATTGTACACATGATGCCGTGTCAAATTTTAAAACAAAGTGATTTAGGGAGATAGTAATGACACCAACACACAAAACAACTGGTAGCGCTGGGGCTGATTTAGTTTGCGCTAAAGAGATTACAATCAAGCCAAATGAAACAGTTTTGGTTTCAACAGGTGCATACGTACCGAGTGGATTACCTAGTGGAATATGCTTACTGCTTATGATTCGCTCAAGCATTGCACTTAAAAAGCGGTTAATTTTGTCCAATGGCGTCGGTTTGATTGACTCGGATTACACCGACGAAATAAAAGCCATGTTCACAAATTTAAACACTAAACCTGTAACACTTGAGAAAGGTGAGCGTATAGCTCAACTTGTGCCGATGCAATACGTAGGCGGTGTTTTTCCTGTTGATAACAATGATCGGACGGGCGGTTTTGGGAGTAGTGGAAAATGAAAAAATTTATCTGCAAAATGAAAAACCATGATGGCGTAACTATTAAAGTCGATGTAAGCGCACCAAACGCAATACAAGCTCAACACTTAGCAAATGACAGAGTTTACCGCGAGCGTGGCGCTGGCTGGCTTTGCGTGGGGGGTGAAACATGCACAATAAAGAATGGTACGCAAAACAAGCTAGAAAGCCTTATCATGCCTATCTTGTCACTATGGATTTAGACGACAAAGCCACAGCCAAAAAGCATGAGCGCGAATATCTAAACTATAAAGAATTGGAGTCAAAGGCATGAACAAACAAAAGCTAATGGCGCAACTGCGCGAGCATGAAGGATTGAGATTAAAGCCGTATTACTGCACCGCTGGAAAGTTAACAATCGGCATAGGTCGTAACCTTGAGGCTGTAGGGTTGCGCGAGGATGAAGCTATTTACATGCTAAATAACGACATAAATGAGACATACAGCAAACTTAGATATGCTTGGTCTAAAATCATTTTGCTTGATGATGCTCGACAAAATGTAATGATTAACATGGCGTTTAATATCGGTGTTGCTGGCTTAATGAAATTTAGCAAAATGCTTAATGCTTTAGCTTTAGAAGACTACGAGCAAGCAGCAAAAGAAATGCTTGATAGCAAGTGGGCTGAGCAAGTAGGCGAGCGAGCAGTAAAATTGGCCATGCAAATGCGTACAGGTCAATTTCAGTGACACAAAACAAACTCAATCAGGCGCTCTCTGAGCGTCGTATCTATAAGCGCCAAGCTGAAAACTGGCGCTTTGCTTTTATCGGCCTAGCTGTTGCTTTTGTGTGCTTTATAGCGATACTCAATGCAAGTGTATGGCCTGTTTTTATCGTGTTAATTATTTGGAGCGTTAGCAATGTGGACAGTATTGGCAAGCGGATTAACCAGCTTAATCCAAAGTTGGTTTCAAGCAAAAAAGACTGAGCAAGAAGCTAAAGCCGCCTATCAAATGGCTTTAGCTAAAGGTGAGCAGGATTGGGATAATCAAGCAATGCAAGCCGCGCAATTTAGTTGGAAAGATGAGTTTATTACTATCGTTTGGTTTGCGCCTTTGATTGTCGCTTGGTTTGATGCTGAAAAGGCTTTAGCTTGGATTGATTTTGTATCTAAACTGCCGCAATGGTATCAGGTCGGCATGTTTGGGATTATAGCTGCATCGTTTGGTTTGCGTTGGTGGTTTAAGAATCAAGCGTTTAGCATTAAGAAGTAACTTTACCAGCCATACTCACTACAGC